CCACCTTTTGATGTATAAATTCCATTTACAAATGACAACTGATAAAACTCACCCTCAGGGGCAAGTGATACAATATATTCCCAACGTTCATTTGGTGCTTCATATTTATGATCTGTATCATTTATAATCATTTTGACATATTGTTGAAATGTTTTAATAGGAATAATTTGTGAATTTAATTTAACCTTAACATCTTTATTTGTAACAGCGGCAATATCATATGTTCGTCTTTTAAATAAATTAATCATATCTTCTGTTAATCCATTTTCTAGTCCTAATCTTTTATAATCAGGTTTAAATGATACTTTTGTATATGGTTTTGTTTTACATTTTGTAATTTTTGGTTTATCAATAATATCTAAATTATTATGAAATTCCTGACTATATTTTAATCCACGCATATGATCAACTGTTTCAACTTTCCCCCATGTCGACCAAATAAATACTAATTTAATGCCAAAACCATTCTTTCCTCCAACAATTTTCTTTTCAGTTTTATTATAATTAGTTGAAGTTCTTAAATGAGCAAAAATCAATTCTGGAATCCAAATATTATATTCAGGATGTTCGGCAATATCAATACCATTACCATCATTTGTCATAGTAATAACACCATCACCATCAATTGAAACATCGATATAAGTTAATGGGTGAATATTATCTTCTTTATTTTTAACAGCTTGTTCCATTCTAACAGATTGATCTCTACAATTTACAATTGCTTCATCAAATAATTTATATAATCCGGCAATATATGTAATATTCTTTTTAACAATATTGTTAGAATGATAAATAAATTCATCAGCATCAACTTTTTCTACAGATCCAACATATGTGTCAGGATTATCTAAAATATGTTCCTTATCATTTTTTTTCTGATACTTGTTCAAATCAGTAGATGCCATGTGTAATGTTTTTATGTTTCTATCTTTAAATAATTTATTTTCAATTTTAAAGTAAAATACCTAAAATAAATATTTAATAAATAATTTATTTTAAATTAAATTTTTAGTGTTTACGGGTTTTTTTACCACCCATAAATTTTTTAATTCTTTTTAAAGCCGCGATTCTTCTGGTAGCAAGCATGCTTTTAGTTCCAACGCCTCCTTTTTTACCTTTAGTTTTGCCTTTTTTACCTTTACCTTTTCCTCTTCTACGTGTTAAAGCCATTATATATTATTTATATATTTTATTTTTAGTTTTTTCTAGATTTTTTGCCTTTTCTAGATTTATTCGCTTTTTTAGCTTTTCTAGATTTTTTCATTGAGGTTCCTTGTTTAACAGCACCAAATTTACCTTTTTTGGTAAAGTAACCATATTTTTGTAAACGTTTTTCTTTTTTGGCTGTTTCGTGTTTTCTTTTTGATACAATGCGACCGTGTTTATTCATGTATAAGTGGTCTTTTTTAAGATTACCAGCTGTTTTGTAGGCAGTTCCGTGCCATACTTGAGCGCGTGAACCAATTAACATGTCATATACTTTACCACCGATGTGGTATTTGTTGTCAGATCCTTTCATGTGTTTTTTAACCATTTATATTTTATATTGAGATAATTTCCTAAACATAAAATTATTATATTTTTTTTCTTAGAATCTATTTCTTATGGGGGCACCACTTCCACCAGGAAATCCAGCATATCTTCCATAAACATTTAAATTATTTTTAACAAAAATAGTTTTACCATTTATTGGACCAAAAATAGTATTATTTATACGAGACGCACAAAGACGTTCTTTATTTAAATGATTTCCGTCAAGTAAAAATGACCCAGCAGTCCATGAACGGCGAATACCATTACCGTGTAATATTTTAGGTGGACATTTTCCACACTTATCTAAAGATGCTGAATATTGTCTAGCTTTTAAATTTATCGTGTATGCAATATCAGTTGCCACCATTTAATTATGTATATATTATTTTAATATAAAATATTAAATATATGGTAAATATCTAATCACATTATTATCGTAAGCAGTAACTTTGAAGGCATCATTATAACCTTCAACATATACAGTATCGCCATTATAGATATTGTCGCATCCTTGTTCACTCATACATCTTCTATTTTTAAAAGTAATAGGTAACTTTATCATATTATTACTTTCTGAAAGTGTATAAAAATTCCATCTATCTCTATTTGTTATTAAAGGTTTCCCCATTAATGGTAATATTGTTTCTTTTCCACCTATTCTAGTTAAAATTCCTATTTGGCGATAATTAGTATCAACTGATTGAGTTTGAATATTAATAGGAACTTTATTTGGAGAATTAGTATAATCCATTTGAAAAATGCGATCATCTCTCACGGGTGGTTGATAAGGATTCATTAAAACATCATTGCTAATATTTGAAAATGAAAAGGAGGGTCTTGGAAATAGTCCGGTTAAATTAGATAAATTAGGAAATAAAGATTGGTTTGAACTATTAGTATTTTCTCTGTTAATATCTATATTGTAATTGATATTTTGATCATTATTTTTTCTATTATTTGAATTATTATTTATAAAATAAAAAAGGAAAAAGACAGTTAAAATGGAAAGAATTACTAAAGTAACTGTCATATTTTCAATACATATTACACCAGGTGGGCATTTTCCGGCCATATATATTTATATAATAAAATATAATTATATAATATATAATGGTTAATGTTCCTCAAAGATATATACCAAAGCATTTATCAAAGAGAGATAAAAATAGATTAAAAAAAGAATTATTAAAATCAAGAAAATTATATAAAAAAGGCAAATATCATACAAGAAAGAAAGTAAAAAGTTTCAAATTTAAAAAATCAAATCATGTTTTAAATGCTCAAAGAATATATAAAATTAAAAGTATAAAACCATCTAAAGATTTAGTTAAAAAAACAAAATGTTCCATGAAAACATTAAAAAAAATAGCAAATAAAGGGAGAGGGGCTTACTATTCATCTGGTTCACGCCCCAATCAAACAGCAGAATCATGGGCTAGGGCTCGTTTAGCTAGTGCCATAACTGGTGGCAAAGCATCAGCAGTCGATATAAATTTATTGAGAGAAGGTTGTAGTAAAAATAGCAAGGCTTTAAAAATGGCTACAAAAACATTAAAAAAAGTGGGTTCCAGATATGGTAGTAGAAAAGTTAAGCAAGTAAGATTAAAAGGTGGTGAGAGAATAAAAGTTTTGAAATGTTCTATTGAGAGATTAATAGATAATAATTATAAATTAATAGCTGGAAGAAGAAAATATATTACAAAATTTTTTAATTTTAATTCATTAGAAAATAATAAAGAATTTGAGCATATTATAAATAATTTACAACTGCCAAGTTTATGTATACAAATAGCAAGAATGGAAGATATGTTTTTAAAATTATCAAAACAAATAATTTGTAAAATAAAATCAACAAATAATTGCTTATTCTCTCAACAAATGTTTGAAAAATTACAAAAAATAAATAATACTTTGAGAGAAAAATTAAAAGTTGATATTAATTATAATCAAATTATTATTAATGACATTCTCTCATGTAATATAAGTAATTTAATTATTTTTGATAAATATAATTGTTAAGCTAAATAATTTACGAACAAACATTCTAGTTTATTAAAATAAGAAAATAAAAAAGTATTTATTCTATTTATTATTAAAATAAATTAATAATAAATGTATAATTTTATTAATCTTTCATAAGTATTTAAAAAATACGCATAATAGATAATTATATGTCAAATAAAGAAAATAATATATTAACAATTCAAACAGTTCAAATTGCTCCTTTTAGAACTTTAATGACAGCATTAAAGGATATATTATTAGAAACTAATATTACTTTTCAAAGTAATGGGATAAAAATTGTTAATATGGATAGAACACATACAATTCTAGCTCATTTATTTTTAGATGCTAAAAACTTTGAATTATTTGAATGTAAAAGTGAGAAAATAGTTATAGGTGTTAATATGTTTCATTTATTCAAATTAATTAATACTATAGATAACGATGATACTTTAACAATTTACATTGAAAACAGTGATTATAGCGATGGTATTGTTCATTACCTTGGTTTAAAATTTGAAAATGGCGATATTAAACAATGTAAAACACAAAAATTAAGATTAATTGAACCCGATCAAGAAGAATTAGAGTTGCCAGAAGTAAAATTCGCTTCTATATTGAATTTACCATCAAGTGATTTTCAAAAAATAATTCGTGATTTATCATGTATTTCGGATAAAATAGAAATAAATTCGGTTGGTTCAGAATTAATCTTTAGATGTCAAGGGCAATTTGCCAGTGCTGAAATATGTAGAACAGAATCAGATGGAGTTATGGAATTTATCCAAAAACAAGATAACAGTAAAATTATTCAAGGAGAATTTTCATTGAAGAATTTAGGTTATTTTATTAAATGTACTAATTTATGTAGTCAAATAGAAATATATTTAGAAAATGATCTACCATTAGTTGTAAAATATAATGTAGCATCTCTTGGAGAAATTAAATTATGTTTGTCGCCTTTACCAAAATAATTAAATATGTTTTTTAAAAAAACATTCATTTGGAAATAATCCATCAATATTTTTAATAATATTAGGATCTGTATTATCACAATTAGAAATCCAAATTTTGATTATACAAAAATTCTTTTTTGGAGATATAGTTATACCATTGATGTTATTATTAAAAGAATCATTTTCTGTTAATGTTTCACCCATTAATGAATATGATAAATCTTTCCAAATTTGAGCAACAAATTTATTATTAATTTTATATGAAAAACATCCACCATTACGATTATGTTCATCTTCCCATACGGGTGTTATACCTTCTTTCATTATAAATAACATACAGTATTTAATTATATTTTCTGGCAAATTTTCATATAAAGTTAATATAGACTCAACTGTATTAAAATTAGTTATATTTTTATAACTATTTAAACTCCAATCAGTCTCATTAGGTAAATGAGACCAAAGAGTCCATTTGTTTTTTAGGTAATGTAAATTATCAATACTTTTTGCCATCAATATAATATAAATTATGATAATATTATTTATATTATTTTATAAATAATATTAGAATTATATAATATCAAAATTATTTTTTTTTAGAATAATATAATTATTATTATAAATTTGATGTTTATTCATTAAATTATCATAAAGCTCAATATACATTGATGAATCGTAATCAATATTTAAAAATTTTTTACAAAACCATTCCATAAAAACTTTATCAAATAATTTATTATTTTCTACATAAAAGTAATTATTTTTATTTTTTATAATATTTGTTATATCATAATCTTTATTATTATAAAAAAGTTTTACTAATATGAATTTATATTCAGTAAGTTGCGGTTGATAATTTGATAGAAATATTTTTTTATTTATATTATTAAAATAAGTTTTTGTAAATAAATTATATGTTAGTAAATCATCTAATAAATATTTGTAAATTATAAAATCATAATCAAAAATTACATTATTATTATCAAATTCTATGTAACTTTTTACATAAATTAAATTTTGTATTTTTTTATTTTTTTTAAATTTATTATATAATCTATTTGATTAAAATAGAATATATGTATTTAATTTTATAAGTAAATAATATATATTATTTAATAATATGATTTCTTTATTCATATTATTATAAATGTCTTTTATTTTTAAATTATAAATTTTTTAATTATGTTCCTCATAATATTCTTCTGATCTTCTATCAGTATTATTTCTAATTTCTCTATAATTTTCATCATTATAAACATCATAATTATCATCATTATGATAATCATTATCATAATTATTATAGTTGTTATTATATTCATATTCTTTTTTGTGATGTTTTTTATGATGTTTTTTATGATGTTTTTTATCATTATTTTTATCAACTTCTTCATAATAATTATTTAATAATTCACCATCATCGCTATTATATGAAGATGGTTGTCTTTCTGGTTCATAATATTTTACTTCATAATCTCCTACTCTACCTCTTGATGGCGTTAATCCAAAAGTAAATAATAATATAGATGTTATTAATGTCATAAAAATAAACGGAACAAACACTATCATCCAAGATACAACTCCTAAACCTTTTTCACATAAAATATTTAAAAGTATTGTAAAAACAATCATTACTATAAATTTAAGAAATGCTGTATTATATAATTCTTTAAAAATATCTATTATTATTTGCATTAAAGAAAAAACTAAATATATTAACGCTGGACCACATAAATTATTAATTAACATATAATATATTAAAAGAATAAATAATTAATCAAAAATAGCTACTCCATTTTTATCAAAAAATCCTACTTTATCACCAATATCTTCATCTTCTAAACATTGGTAAATAGTTCCATTTTTTTCACTATCCGTGTAATAATTTTTTCCTTGAATTTCAACTAAAAAAACTTCTTCTTCTTCACCTTCCTCTTCTTCTTCACTTTCTTCCTTCTCCTCTTCACCTTCATCTTCCTCTTCCTCTTCACCTTCATCTTCCTGTTCCTCTTCACCTTCATCTTCCTCTTCCTCTTCACCTTCATCTTCTTCTTCACCTTCATCTTCTTCTTCACCTTCATCTTCTTCTTCACCTTCATCTTCCTCTTGATGTTCCTCTTCTTCTTCGCCTTCATCTTTACCTTCCTCTTCGTCTTCTAGTTCTGTTTCTCCCTCCTTGCCTTGACTTTCTTGATGTTTGGGTTTTTCCTGTTCAATTTTAGTTTTTTCTTCTTCTTCAGATTCACTTTCTTCTTCCTCACTTTCTTCATCATGTTCTTCATTTTTATTTTTTTTATCTTCTTGACTATTATTAATAATAATATTATCAGGATTTTTTACAGAATCAATATTATTATTACTTTCTAATATTTCATAATCACTAATACATAATTCAAGTTCTTTAGAATCTTCAGGTAAAGTAATATTATTTTGTAATTTATTTTTTAGTTGTGAATTTTCAATAATTAATTTTTTATTGTATTCTTCAAGTAATTTATATTCAGGCATAGATTTTAAAATTTCATTAATAATATTATTTTTCATATGAATATTATCCACAACATTCAATAAAGGTTCCATTTCTTTTTTAAAATTATCACACCATTTATCGATAACATTTGAAAAAATTGTATGAATACTTTCGCTACTATTCATATGTTTATTTATATTAATTATATCTATTTAATATCATTTAAAAAATATTATAAATAGTAATATAATGATAAACGAAAAACTATTTGAAGAAATGGCGTTAATGGTAACACGTCAAACAGAATTATCTTTAGAAAAAGCTAAGGAAAAATTGAAAGATAATAAATATGATTATATGACTGTTATTAAAAATGAAATGGGAATACAAAAAAAGAATGATAAAGATTCTAGAACAATAAATCAAAAAATCTATAAAGAAATAAGAACATTAATGGATGATGGTTGTAAAAGTTATAGAGCCAAACAAGAGTATGAAAAGAAAAAACAAGAATATATAGAAAAAATGCAAAATCAAATAAATGATATGAAAAATAAAAAATTAGAAAATATTGAAGAAAAAGATGAACCAGAGATAGATGAAGTTAAATAGTAGATTTAACATAAAATAAAATAATTTATTTTATTTTTATTAAATTATTTTAAATTGAAATTTTCGCTCAAAATATTGCTTTTTGAAATAGTAGTATTTTTTTTCATGATGGAATTACTTTGTAACCCTTTATTTAAATAATTATTATCATTATTTTCATCATATAATTCTGGTAATATTCTAGTTAATGGCTTATCTACAATTAAAAGCAATCTTTCATTTTTTAATAATTTTCTATATTCTTGAATTGTTAGATTACCGTAAAATTTCTCTAATGTATAATAAGGATTAGGAGCAGGTTTAATATTTTTATTATAATTATATATTTTACAATAAATATTATTTAATAACTGATATCTTTCAAAACGTGATGCATTATCAATATCTTTATCATTCATAAGAAAAGCACAAGCACATTCCGGGCTACAAAAACATCCATATACATTATATGAATTATTTAATTCATATTTTGGAATATATATAGGTGTATTATCAAAATCATATGTACACCAAAAACATGCAGATTTTTTATCGCAAACATTATTTGTATGTAAATTATATGATAAAGCTTCTATTTTTTCATGAATGCTTTTAGTATTATCGGAAGTATTTTTATCATTATTTAATTCGATATTGTCATCTATATTATAATTATTAGAATATGTAATATTTTGCTTTTTATTTATTACTTCATAATTTAAATCTCCAATTTTAGTTTCATTGAACTGAAAATGTTGAATATTTTCATCATAATTTTTATTATTAATATCGCTCATACTACATTTTAAATGTAAAATAATATTATTTTTTTCATTAATAAGTGAGTTATTATTATTAATTTTTGGAAATATTTTTCCGCCTCTAGGTTTTCGCCCTCTCTTTTTTGGTTGTTTAATTTCATTATCTTCTTCCGATTTTTCTAACTCTAAATTTTTCATTAATTCAAGCTCTTTTTTTGATTTTCTTCCACGTTTCTTTTTTTCAGGTAAAGGATTAGAATCCATTTTTAATTAAATAAAAAAAAATTAATTTAAATACTTTTAATAAATGTTTTAACTGTAATTATAAGAATTTATCTTGAATTATAACATTTTCTACATAATGGTATATAATTTTCAACTCCAATAACCTCTTGATTTTTTTCATTTGTAATTCTAAAAGTAAATAGTGAAGGCATACTACAATCATTACATATTCCTTTTAGTTTAACAATATAGTCAGAATATGGAATAAGGTCCCACATATCACCAAATTTTTCTCTCTTAAAATCTGAGTCCAACCCACAAATAACAACATTTTTATTATATTTTTCAACTAAATTAATAATACATTGTTTTAAATCAGGAAAGAATTGCGCTTCATTTATAAAAATATGTGTTCTTTTTGAAAAATCATTATCTTCAAATATTTCTGATAATGTTTCTATATTAATAGAGGGGATTTGATTAGAATTATGAGAAATAATTTTATTATCTCCATAGCGAGTATCTTTGTAGTAATTAAATGCTACAATGTTTTCTTGGTCTACTTGTTCTTTACATGTATTATATTTCTCGATAAGTAATTCTGTTTTGCCTGAAAACATAGGTCCCATAATTATTTCAAGTGTTCCCATAGTTTATTATAAAAATAATGTTAAATTTTTAATTAAATTTAAAATCAATTTAAATTTAATTTGAATAATAATTTTAAATGATAAATAATAAAAATAATATTCCATGGGTAGAAAAATATAGACCAGATAATTTTGATGATATTGTTCTAGATAATTATAATAAGGAAATATTTGAAAATATGTTAAAAAATAATTATATACCAAATCTTCTTTTATATGGTCCTCCTGGTTCTGGAAAAACAACTACTATTATTAATTTAATAAATAAATATCAAGAAAATAATAATGAAGTTAATAAAAGTCTAATAGTACATTTGAATGCTTCAGATGAGAGAGGAATAGATATTATAAGAAATCAAATAAATAATTTTGTTAATAGTAATTGTCTTTTTATAAAAGGTTTGCGATTTGTAATATTAGATGAAGTAGATTATATGACAAAAAACGCACAACAAGCATTAAAATATTTGTTAGAAGACAATAAAAACAATATTAGATTTTGTTTAATTTGTAATTATATAAGTAAAATAGACTCTGCTCTACAATCATTATTTATAAGAATAAAATTTAATGAATTACCAAAAAAAGATATAATATATATGTTAAATAATATAAAAAATAATGAGAAATTAGATTGTAATAATAGCACTTTTGAAAAACTATATAATTACTATAAATCCGATGTTAGAAGTATGATAAATCACCTTCAATCAAAAAAAAATGATAAGATATTAAATAATAAAAATTATGAAAATATAACAAACTATGCAAAAAGTAATAATTTAAATAATTTTATAAAATACTTAAATGGTATAAGTAACAATTATAATATTGATAAAAAAAATATTATAAAAAATTACTCTTCCTATATAATTTTTGATTTTAAAGATAATATTATAGAATACATAGATAAGTTCAAATTTATTATACATAATTTAGATATTAATATTAATTATATAATATCATATTTATATTTAATTATCAATAAATACTTGTAAATTTTCATAACTTTTAATTCTAGATTCCAATCTAAATTTCCATTCTGAAGGAGGAGAAAATTTGCTAGGGTTAAAAGTGTTGAAATCTAATAAATACTCGTCAGTATATTCGCCTTCTGTTTGTTTTTTCTCATTATTTTTTTTAACTATTTTAATAGGAAGAGATTTTGGTATAACAGTTTCTTTATATTCATTTGAATAATTATTCATTTTAAAATATAATTAGAAAATAATTGAAATATAATTAAAAATAAAAAATTAATTATATAAAATGGACGAAGTTTTGGAAGAAGAATGGGAAAAATTTTTATTGAATGATAATATTAATATAGCCAATAATAGTGTTATGGATAATAAAAAAGAGATTCCTAAATCTAGTGAATTGTATATATCAACAAAAACAAAAATATCCTATTTATCTATTCCAATAAATCTTCATGAAATATTTTGGAAAATTCCATTAATAGATTATAATATTCCTAAAGTTGGAATTATCAAAAAGCAGATGAAGTTTAATTTTACAAATAAAGAAGATATAAATATTGTTGAAAAAAAATTAGAAAAATTAAAATACGTTGAACAAAATATTATAACACAAATTATGAATCCAGAAGGTAGAATAAAGTTCAAAGATATTCGTAAAATAAGTATTGGATTATGTAAAAAAGATATTGTAAGTTATAGAACAAAAAAGAAAAGTGCATTTTATAATTGTTTTGTTTTAATAATGAGACTTTTATATAATGATATTTTTAGAGAGATACATATTAAAGTATTTAATACTGGAAAATTAGAAATTCCTGGAATTCAAAATGATGAATTATTAATAATTGTGTTAGATAATTTAATAAAAATATTGAAACCTTTTGTTAATGAAGGTGATATACATTATTTAAAAGAAAAAACAGAAACAGTTCTTATTAATTCTAATTTCAATTGTGGATATTACATAAATAGAGAGAAATTATTTGATATTTTAAAATATAAATATAAAATAAATAGTTCTTTTGACCCATGTTCATATCCAGGTATTCAATGTGAATTTTATTATGATATAGAAAAAGATAATAATACCGGTCGACAAATTAATAATATAGATATTACAAATAATTCAGATAATATTTTTAAATTTCATTTATGATATTTCGTACAGGAAGTGTTTTAATTGTTGGTAAATGTGATGAACATATTCTATATAACATTTATAATTTTATTAAAAAAATATTAGAAGATGAATATTTAGACATAGTTACAAATAATATCGATACAGAAAGTGTAGTAAAAAAAAAGAAACAAGTTAGAAAAAAAATAATTTATGTCAATCAATAACTTAGAAAACATTTAAAAATACAATTGCAATTATTTATTATTTTAATTTTATTTATGTGATAATCTAAATAAAATTAAAGACTATTTTTTCTCCCTTTTGTTAGTTTTTTTCTTTTATTGGTTTTTCTTTTTTTGGTGTAAATTTTTTTTAATGCTCCTCCTTTTGCTACAATATTACTTACATTATTAATTATATATTCTTTTATAAATTCTAAATTTTTATCACCAGCTACTTTATTTAAAAAATTTGTTAATAGTTCTACTGGCCGGTCATCTACTAAAAAAAAACTAAGATGCATATCTGCTATTTCTGCTTTTTTTTTATCAGATTCAGAAATTGGTTGAACATAATTTGATTTTTTAGACTCAAATAACATTTTTTCAAAATTTATCGCGTGATGATTTATATCTAGAAGGTGTTTATAATCTTTTATAGCCTGAGTATCATATTTTAAATCATAAAGAGATTTTCTTAAATTTCTTATTTTTTGAACAGTATCATATAATCCGTCTGATTTCTCAGCAAATGAAGTATAATTTTGGTAAGATTTTTTTTCTGTGTCTAGTATTTTGTTTCTTCCCTTTTCCAATTCCTTTTTTAATGATTCATTTATAAATTTAAGTATTGAATTAAAATCTATAACTCTAATTAGAAATTGTGTTTCTAGTTTGTCATTAATGTGTTGGTGTTGTGTTTTTTTACCAAAATTGGAGATTGCATAATCATTTATTACAGATATAATATCTTTATTTAATTTTGGTATTCTAAAGTTTCGTTTATAATAATTATTTAGAAGAAAAATTTTTAAATTTTCTGCATTAGTATTTAAATTGAATGTTTTTTCATTCATATTATTATGTTATATTTTTTTTTAATTTTTTTAATTATGGTTTGAAGATTTAGTATAAAATTTTCACTATTAGTACTATGTTTATTTAAAATAATTTCTACTGTTTCTATTTTGTATTGTAAATTGATATCAATATTATTTATGAATAAAACTTCTATTAACTTTTTTAATATAGGTAATATTTTATTTTGAATATTTTTATAAATATTTTCATCATTTATATTAATAAAATCATCAATAATTTTTTTAGCTAATAATATATAATTATTAATATTATCTAAA